GCCCAACAAGCCAAACGTTCCCAATGTGCCCAATAAGCCCAATGTGCCTAACAAGCCAAACGTTCCCATTGTGCCTAACAAGCCCAATGTGCCCAACAAGCCCAATGTGCCCAACAAGCCAAACGTTCCCAATGTGCCCAATAAGCCCAATGTGCCTAACAAGCCAAACGTTCCCAATGTGCCTAACAAGCCCAATGTGCCCAACAAGCCCAATGTGCCTAACAAGCCAAACGTTCCCAATGTGCCTAACGTACCCAATACTAAACAGAAATACACAAATCTTATGAAAGAGTTTGAGGTTGATAAACCTTACCTCAATAAATATCTTGTGGGTAAGAACATTGATTCACTCAATAAAAACGCACTCGGAGAAAAGATTACCAAAGATCGTGAACTTGCTAAACTCATCGCGAATGCGAAAGGTAAGAATATGTTTGGTCGTGTTTCGAAGCCTGTATTGAAGTATGTCAACAATTCCAACTATCAAAGGCAATACAACAATGCGACTAAAAAGATTGAAACTAAAAAGGTTCTCCAGAATGATAAAGCATTGCTTTTGAAACTTTCTACAAATGCAAATGTTTCCATAGATTATGTGAAAGCGTACACAGGTAATACACCTCTCTCTAATGTAAATCTCAATTCGCTCAAACAAAAGCGTAACATGGATTTGGAAGTTGCTAAATTGAATGCGACTAATGTGAAAAGTGTCTTCGGTAAATATCAGACTACCATACCCAGTACCAAAAAAATTAAATATATCAAACCTGAGGAGTACAATTCTAAAAAATCCATTGCTCAAGAAGCTTTAGAAAAGAGACAAGCTATGAAACAACCCAAGTTCCCCAACAACAAGAAGAATGAACCTGTACCCAACAACAAGAAGAATGAACCTGTACCCAACAACAAGGTTGTTCCTAACAACAAAAAGAATGAACCTGTGCCCAACAACAAGGTTGTTCCTAACAACAAAAAGAATGAACCTGTGCCCAACAAGAAGAATGAACCTGTACCCAACAACAAGAAGAATGAACCTGTACCCAACAACAAGAAGAATGAACCTATGCCCAACAAGAAGAATGAACCTGTACCCAACAAGAAGAATGAACCTGTGCCCAACAAGAAGAATGAACCTGTGCCCAACAAGAAGGTCACACCACAAAACAGGTTCAAGAAGGCTATGGGTAAAATTGGTGCTATTGAAACACTGAAGAAGACCGGTGCTAACGCTAAGGAACGAAAAGATCTTGTGAGCAATCTAGTGAGTAATGTTATCACAACCGTCACTACTAATAAGGTCGCTCCTAATAAGAATGCTATTCGTATGGCCAAGCGTCGGAAGGTTCTCAATGAAATTGCGAAACACACTAACAAACGGATTACAAGTCTAAAGGCTCGTGCCGCCAACCCTTTCAGGACAGCGGAAGAGTACAATCAGATTGCTCAAAATGTTAAGAAAATGGTGAACCTCGTCGCTTCGGAAAATACATTCGATGCTGCGGCTGAACTCAACAAACAACTGAACATCAAGGGTAAAGAAATCAACAAGAAGAATACAAACAAGAAGGTTCGTGAAGGTGTAGAGTTTAAGATCAAGCAGATTAAGGGTCTCACGAACGCTGATGTCGTGGAGTTTATGAAGAAATGGGACACATCCAAGAACAAGACGATTTTCAACCAGGCTCGTAAGAGGGGTGCTGGTCGTCTTGTGGGTAAAAAGAAGACTGAAGAACGTGCTAAACCCAAGGAGGAAAACAACTTCAATGCTTCTGCTGCTATGACCAACCTGAACTTAGCACCCCAAAGGAATAAGCTCTTCAAAAAAGCAAAAGCTGAAGTTGGACGCTTTGGTGGTAGAATTGGACAGTGGGATCCAGTCATTAAGGGAGTAAAAACAGCCTCCGAACTTACCAACTTGGAAAAGAAGCTGAACGATAAGGTCAAGTTGCGAAATGAGATTCAGTCGAGTAAACTTGGACCTCTAAAGAAACGGGGTCATCGTGAAAAGGTCATGGAACTCAAGAACAATGTGGGTCAGAGACGCAAGATCTTCGAACAGCAGTTGGTCGACCTGGCACAAGATGCTAAAAAGCGGGAACTTTCAAAGTATATCGTGGGTCTGAACATTCCGGCTGAAAATAAGAGCAGGTATGTTAAACAAACGAACAAACCTGGTGCAAATTTGAACCTGATTCGTCGCACGGTTGATAAGCAGGTGGAAGAAAAGATTGCCAAGGCTTCGAAGTCCCTTGTCGCGGGGGCCATCGGTAAGATTCAAGCGAAGGAGAATAAGAACATTGCTAATGCTTCGCAGTCCTTGGTGGCGGGGGCCATTGGTAAGATCAAAAAGGATAACAGTGAAATGGAAAAGCTCCGTGATGATATTCGAAAGTCGATTCTTCCACAAAATATGAAGGACAAATACATCAAGAACAGTCGGTATGGTTCCGCGTCTGCTTTACGAAACCTGTTTGATGCCGAGGTCATGAGACAGGCTCGTAAGGATCGAGCTGCCACCAAGATTCAAGCTGCTGTCAGGGGTAAGAAGAACCGTGATACTGTGATGAATAAAAAACGCGAGGAGTTAACCGAGTTGGCTAAAAAGACGAAAACAAACTTCAGTAGGAACATCGCTGGTATGAAGAACATGAAGAATGTGTTCAAGTTGAGGGGTCGGATTGAGGGTGCTGTTCGTAGGAACAAGTCTCTTGAAAATGCGAAGGCTTTGAAAGGTAAGCCGAGAGTCAATCCCTTATTTGAGGAAGTTACCCCCAAGCCTCCAAATGCACCCAAGCCTAACAAGCCCTCGTTCAGGGCCATCGTCCAGAAAAACAAGGAAAGGAGGGTTATGAATGCAGTCAAATTGGCTGGGAAAAAGGTGGAACTTTCTCGTGCTTCTGGCCCCGAACGTGTCAAGATGGCGAGGAACCTGGCACCAAAGACTCAAGAGAATGTCAAGAAGGTTGCCAATGCTGTGAAGGTGTTCAACCGTCAAAGTGCAACGAGTGCTATAAATCGTCTCAAGAAATTGACACCAGCCGAAAAGACTCAGTACAAGGGTAAAATAGGTCGAGCCAGTACAAAGAATGAGATTAGAGACATTCAAGAGAGTGCAGTGAGAGTGGACGCTCGCAAAAAGTTCGAAGAGGACAAGAAGAAGGAGGAAGAGCGCAAGAAAAAGGCTAATATGGAAGCTGAGCGAGTGCGAAAACTCAGTGAGAAAAAGAGGATTCGTGAAGCCGCTGAGAAGTCTGCTACGTCGGCGAAGAAAATGCTCACTGAAACTGATAAGATGAAGGCGAAAGCCAAGGCTGACAAGGCTTTCAATGACAAGCTTGCTGAAAAGAGGCGACTTTTGAGAGAAAGAGAAGCTAAGTCGGAACCCAAAAAGCGAAAATCTAAGAAGAAATAATGAACATTGACGACGATTGCACCGTAGTGACAGATATGCCTCTCAGTGATGAAGTTGCTGACTTTATCGAAGCTGGTCTTCATAGAGGAATGACGAAAGAGGATGTGGAGGAATGGTGTGACAACAATTTAGATGAACTTGCAAGTATATATGAGAAGTATCGGAGTACGTACTTGTCATATGGACAGGCAGATATGACTCTATTTTTCGCACAGACGATTTATGAGAGAGATGATATGGGAGATATGATTAGTCAGTTTGTAGCCTTTCAATAATTACAATTTAAAGAAATAATCGTCCTTTAATTTAATGGGTAGTTGTGATGTGTGTTGTGAAAAATTAAACAAGATAAATCACAAAGAAGTCAAGTGTCCTTTTTGTGATTTAACAAGTTGTCGTTCATGTTCTCAGAGATACATCCTGGAATCCTTTGAAGACCCACATTGTATGGGATGTAAGACTCATTGGAATCGTGAATTTGTAGATTCATTCTGTACCAGGTATTTTCGAAATACCAAACTAAAACGTCACCGAGAAGATGTTCTGTTTGAGAGAGAGAAGTCTCTCATGCCAGAGACACAACCCGAAGTCGAGCGAGTAATACAAATGCGTAGAATTCGTACTATCATCCGACAACAAAAGGAAAAGCTTATGGAACTTCATGCAAGACATAGAGTATTTGAACTAGAGGGTCCCATACCCCGTGAAATCCAAGTGCTTTACAGGGAAATGGAGGGTACATATAGACATTTAGACCAGTTACGAAACGATGGATCATTTATGGATTCTGAACCAAGGCGTTTTATACGTCAGTGTCCAAGAGAAGAATGTAAAGGTTTTCTGAATGAAGAATGGTACTGTGGTTTATGTGAATGTAAATACTGTAAAGAGTGTAATGATCCATTGGTACCAGATCATGTGTGCAACCCTGAAACTGTAAAAACGATGAAACTTCTCAATAAAGATAGTAAGTCGTGTCCCAAATGTGGTACGGTCATCCACAAGACGAGTGGGTGTGCTCAGATGTGGTGTATTTCATGTCACACAGCTTTCAATTGGCGAACAGGTGAGATTGAGACTGGTCGAATACACAATCCACACTTCATAGAGTTTAAGAAAAAGACGATGATGTCTCGAGAACATGGAGATATTCCTTGTGGTGGTACCCCTTCATTTAGAGAATTACGTGAAATGGGTGCCACAAATGAGATACTCCAATATTCATTATTTGTACATCAAATAGAACGAGAATTAGTCTATATAGATACGCGACCGATAGACAATACCCAAATACGAGTTGTCTACATGTTGAACGATATTACCGAATATGATTTCAAACATTATTTACAGCGTCAAGAGAAGTACGTGGAAAAAAATCGAGATCTTTCAAACATTTTTGAAATGCTCGCCAATACAGGTGGGGATTTTCTTAGACAGTATGTTCTTGAACCAGAACGACATGATGAAATCGTCGATCTTTTACAGAAGATTGTGGACTATGGAAATGAAATTTTCGATTCAATTCGTAAACGCTATAATTGTCGACTTCCCAGAAATATTTATGTGTGAGTACATTAGGATGTTACTTTTGTTGTTCATCATCATTCTCGTCATCTATATATTACCCAGATACAGAAGCCCTAAGGTGTTCAAAAAGTTTTTGACTGATGATGAATGTCGGCATGTAATACAGAAAGCAAAGGGTGATTTGGGAACATCATCTGTCACAAATGAAAAAAAGGTAGATGAATCGATTCGTAAAAGTGAGACAGCATGGTTGGACAAAGAGGATCCTATTGTCCGAGATATTATGGACAGATGTCTCGCACATACGGATCGACCATTCGTGAATTGTGAACAATTACAGGTGCTTCGATATGAACCTGGTGGATTTTATAAACCTCACCAAGATGCATTTGAAAATGATAAGAATATGAGAATGTATACATTCATTTTGGCACTGAATGATGGCTATGAAGGTGGTGAAACTATATTTCCAAACTTGAACAAAGAGTACAAACTCGAGAAGGGTGATGCCCTTTTTTTCGATACTCTCGATAACTATGAGTTTATGACATCCAAGGCTTTACATGGTGGGAAACCTGTAAAGTCTGGAGAGAAATGGATATGTAATTTATGGGTGAGGAAATATCCTTACACTTGAATCTCACCGCGCTCGATAAGCTTCTTACGATTCTCGAGGTG